ACGGATGAAGAAAGAATCCTGATATGTAAGACGGCATTTATTCGAGGGTGGAAGAGTTTTTATCCGCTTAGCAAGCAAAAGAACAATTCGAATTCAAAAGCAAGCTCCAGCAAAGACAAGAAGAAAAGCAACAATAATAGCTTTCATAATTTTGAACAGAGAGATTATGATTATGCAGCGATAGAAGAAAAACTTACAGGAGGCAATTAAAGTGGCAAGAATAGATAAACTGGAACGTGCAAGACAGGAAGGAATGTCTTATGCACTAGAAGTTGCAAGAAAAAAAGGAATCGAAGGACTAGAAGAAGAACTTCGAATGAGAGGTGTTACCGGGATCCCGATCGGAGTCAGCCGCTCTGCTGTAGATAAGGTGATAGAGAACATAAAGAATCAGACACTGGATACTGTAAATATCTTAACAGCAATGACGCTGCATGATGAATTTGGATTTGGAGCAGCCAGGATAGAACGTTTTCGTAAACGATTTGATTTTAAAACAGAGTGCCTGATGGAGGATTATGTTACCTGGCCGGAGATGATAGACGCATTAAAGAAAGAGACAGGTCTTGAATATGCTATCCGGATGAATGACAAAGATGTGAAGCACAAAGAACCAGCACGAAAACAGACAGTTCCCCATGCCAGCAGACAACATCGAAGAAACACGGAACGAAGTGCAAAGAGAATTGCCAAGAAGGCGAAAAAGCTGGACACCCTCCGGGGTTAAGGATAGATACACATTGCAGTAACTTGTTAACCGCTCCATGATACAACACAGAGCTATATGCCATTGATTCCCCGACTTCTGTCGGGGAGAAAGGAAACAATGAAGAAAGTTAAGATAGATATCCCGTTAGAACTTTATACGGATAACGTGAGAAAAATTATTGAGCGCAGCCTTTATGATTTGGACGCAGAGCCGCCTTACATAGCATCTTACTTATGCGACCCTAAGTTTACCGAGAAAGATTTAGAGACTGCATTGCATCTCTTAGAAAAGGCAAAAACAGAAACAACAAAACAAAATTTTATTAGAGCAGAGCTGGAAGCCAGAAAAGAAGTAGTTAATCCGGAAGTATTTCCGGAAGACTTAAGAAAGGACTGGGAAGATGTGCGAAAAGCTGCAGAAAGGAGAAGAAAGAGATGATTGACGAAAAAAGACTCATTAGGGAATGCGAAGAGAGATTACTTGTAGGCACAAACGTAATTAAGATGATTGAAGAGCGGCCTAAAATTTGTGAATGGATACCAATAGCGGAAAAATTGCCAGAACCAGGGGAGTATATATTATTATCCTTTGAAAATTATACACTGGCAGACATTGGCAGGTACGAGAAAGATGAAGATGACTCAGGAGCATTCTATCTGGGAGATGAGGATGAAAGCTGTGCATCAATTAACCTATTTGTGAATGCCTGGATGCCGCTACCGAAGCCGTATAGACCAGATGATTCTATGGAAGCTGAGGAGATGTTAACATTATGACAGGATTATGCCCCATTTTGTTTGAAGATAAGCAGAGAGAATATCAATTGACCGACAAGGAAGTAGAAAAATTTTGTCAGGAAGGCTGTTCCGTAGATTGTGATATTTTATTAAAACAATATGCAGAGAGGCTGAATAAGAAGAAAGGAGCAAATAGATGATTAATCCATGCGTAAAATGTCCCGAAAGAGACCGTTGCGAGGGAATGAATCAGCCATGTAAGCAAGGTAAAGCCTACCAGAAGTGGAAAGCTGGATGCAAGAGAGTGGCGGAGCATACAAAACGGGTGAATAAGAGGAAGAAGTAAATTATGAGTCACGAATACAAAATATTAGAACAAATGCTTATCGAAGGGAAGATAAGCCGTCAGGAGTTTAAAGAGAGGATCGATGCTGAATACAATAAATTGGAGCAGGAGCTTATGAACGATGAGATCACACCGGATGAACATGTTGAGAGATATAATGCTTTGATGGAGCTGGAGCCTCAGTCGTTCGGACCACCGGAGTTACATGAGCATATATAAGCGGAAATTTACAAAATAACATGAAAAATAAGAGATACTTGACAAAAAACCATTATACACAAGAAATAATAACCAGTTTATTTGTAAAGTAAAAGAAAGGGACGATAAAATGAAGAAAGCAAAAACAATTAAAATTTTTCCTGCACCACATGTAGAAATTAGATTGCATGTATCTGAGGAAATGGAAGAAGATTTCAAGAAATGCTACTTCTCAGAAGGAATGTATAGTTGCAGAAAGTGCAGTTGGTGCAAAGTAAAAATGGAAGGTACAATAATCTGCCGTTTTAGCACTTTTAAAAGAGAGATGCTTAGACAACTTGGATTGGAGCAAAAATGAGTATAACAGAAGCAATAGTAATTATAGCAGCATTAATTTATACAGGATTTGTATTTTACATACTTAACAAGTGAGGTGGTAGGATGAATACACGAAATCACGAACACTACAAAGACAAAACGGCGCATGATGCAATTAAGGCAGCGGATAAGCCGCCGGATTCAGTAACAAGAACAATTAATGCTATGAAGGCAGTAGCAGCAATAGATGAATTTGAAGTATTTGGACGGATTAAACTCAGAGATAAGAAAACAGGCAAGATTTATAGATAGCAGGAGGTGGTTATCTTGAACATAAAACAGGTTCTCAATGATTATGTAGATGCCTGCGAGTTAGTCAGAGAGACGGAGGATGATATTGCAGAGCTTGAACAGAAACAGTCTGTAGTCACTTCTGATAAGGTAAAAGGCAGTATGAATGAGCATCCATATACACAACAGTCCTTTAACATCGAAGGACTTGCGTATGATGAGAAACGCAATGAACGCTTGACGAAAGAAATGGATATTCTTTCTAAGCGGAGAGAAAAAGCAAACCGCGTCAGACTGCAGGCATTAGAAGTCATTAACCAGGCACCAATCCGTATCCAGAGAATTATCCGCTTCCGATATGAGAAAAAACTTACATGGGAAGAAGTAGCCGATCGGATGAAAGGCAGTACCTCCGGAGGGTTAAAGATGGAACTTAAAAGATTTTTCGAAGAAAAATGAAAGTTTGTTACGAATGTTACACATGTTACGAAAAAAAAGAGTAAAATCTATAATTGAAAAAGAATCACAAAAAGTAAAAAGCCGGGTAGCTAGTCCGGCTTTTTACGCTCCTATTTTATCTTAAGTTTTTTTAATGAGATAACTATGTAGACACCTAACAAAAATAAAAAGGTAAATACATTAGTATCACATTTAGTAATTAAAGTTTGCGTATATTTGGCGACCTGAGGGCCATACACACCTAAGAAAAATAGAAGAAAATCTTGATTAAACACCAACTTAATCCAATCCATAGGATTTCCTCCTTATGTCTTTTTTTGGACTTACATCGAAAATTCGAATGCCCAAAGTGGTGTTTAATTAAGAGTTGCATTTAAAGAAGAAGCCTAAGAAGGACTAAGTTGGTGTTTAATCAATGAATATCTCAGTAAATTTCATAATTTTACGTTTTTGCATATCCATAATTAATCCTCCTTTGAAAACTTTGCTTGTCATGCAACATAAAAATTATATCAAATTTAAAAATATTTGCAACATGTAAATTATTACAATTTTAAAAACAGTTATATTAAAAGGGCACCCTTCGGGGTGCTTTTTTTCATCCCCTTAGCTCAGTGGTAGAGCATAAAGCAATGTCCCAGGTTCGATTCCTGGAGGGGATATTTCCAAAACAAAAACGAATGAGAGGTGGTGGTGATGCCGAGGAAGCCGGATGAGAGGATAACGCAGGCAAAAGAATTATACTTAAAAGGACAAAAGCTAATTGAAATTGCAAGTCAATTAGGAGTTCCGGAAGGAACAGTCCGAAGTTGGAAAAATAGATATAAATGGGATTGCAACGTTGCAAAAGAGAAACGCAACGTTGCGAAAGCAAAGAAAGGCGGTCAGCCAGGTAACAAGAATGCCGTAGGCGGCAAGGGCGGAGCCGCTCCAAAACAAAATAAAAACGCAGAAAAGCATGGTTTCTTCTCGAAGTATCTTCCGGAAGAGACCTTTTCTATTATCCAGGAGATTGAAAAGAAGGACCCTTTAGATATTCTCTGGGAAAATATACAGATTGCTTATGCTGCAATCGTCAGAGCACAGCAGATCATGTATGTAAAGGACCACGAGGATAAGACAATCGAGAAAGTCGAAGAGAAAAAATCAAAGGGTAAGCTTATAGGCGAGAAGTGGGAGGTACAGGAAGCATGGGATAAACAGGCAACATTTTTAAAAGCACAGGCAAGGGCACAGGGAGAATTAAGGTCCTTGATAAAGCAATATGATGAACTGTTGCATAGTAATTATGAATTAGCAACAGAGGAACAGAAGGCTAGGATCGAGCAGATCAGGGCGAAGACGGCAATTATATCTGGTGTGGATGAAGAAGAAACAGAAGATGATGGCTTCTTAGAAGCGCTTAAAGGCGAGGTATCCGGAGTATGGGAAGAAGAGTAAAGAAAGCAGCCTTTAAGTTTAGACCATTTTCACGTAAACAAAAGAAAATCCTTACCTGGTGGATGCCAGAATCACCAGTTCATGACATGGACGGCATCATAGCAGATGGAGCAATTAGGTCAGGAAAGACAGTTTCTATGTCGCTCTCATTTGCTATGTGGGCGATGGAATCGTTTGACGGTCAAAACTTTGCGATGTGTGGAAAAACAATCGGTTCTTTCAGGCGAAATGTTTTGTTTTGGCTGAAATTGATGCTTAAAAGCCGCGGTTACTATGTAGAAGACCATAGAGCAGACAATCTCGTAATTGTTCGCAGAAATGGAAAGGAAAATTATTTTTATATTTTTGGTGGCAAGGATGAACGCTCACAAGACCTCATTCAGGGTATTACTCTGGCAGGGGTCTTTTTTGATGAAGTTGCCCTGATGCCAGAGTCTTTCGTGAATCAGGCAACAGGACGATGTTCCGTAGATGGTTCGAAATACTGGTTTAACTGCAATCCGGATGGTCCGTATCATTGGTTTAAAACTGATTGGATTGATAAAGTAGAAAAAAAGAAGATAGTATATCTTCATTTCACGATGGATGATAACCTCAGCCTATCGGAGCGGATTAAGAAGAGATACCGCTCCATGTATACCGGTGTGTTTTATAAACGGTATATCTTAGGCCTTTGGGCTGTAGCGGAAGGTATTATCTATGATATGTTCAGTGAAGAAAAGCACGTCATATCAGAGCCGCAGAGCTATGTCGGTAGGAAGTATGTAAGCGTTGATTACGGTACCCAGAACGCAACTGTTTTCTTACTCTGGGAGAAGAACCGAAAAGGGCAGTGGGTTGCTACAAAAGAATATTACTATTCTGGAAGAGATGAAGCGGAACAGAAAACAGATGGTGAGTATGCGGATGATATGGAAGAGTTCGTCAGTGGGATTGAAATAGAATCAATCATTGTAGATCCGGCCGCAGCTTCCTTTATTGCAGAGCTTAAAAAAAGGGGCTTCAAGGTTAAGAAAGCAAAGAACGATGTTCTCGATGGGATACGTTTTGTTGGAAATCTTCTTAATCTGGGAGTTTTATTGTTTCTTAAAGATTGTAAGGAAACGATTAAAGAATTTGGTTCCTATATCTGGGATGAAAAGGCAGTGGAACGTGGAGATGATAAGCCGGTAAAGCAGCACGATCACTGCATGGATGCTGCACGATATTTTGCTTATACCATCATAAGACGGGAACGAAAATGGAGTTGAGATAGATGATAAAAGAATTTATCGAAAGAATAGGGCAGGTGATTAGAAAGATGCTTGGAAGAGAAAAAATAAAAGATGCCATCGGGGTTGAGGTAGCGGTATCTGACAAAATGGCGAACGAGATTGATCTCTGGGCTAAGATGTATAAAAATGAACCGCCCTGGAAGGAAAAGAATATAAAGCTTTGTGGATTGCCTGCTGCTATTGCCGGAGAGTTCGCAAGACTTGTTACGCTGGAACTGAAAACAGAAGTTACAGGAAATGACTTCATTAACGAAGAGTACCAGGCAGTTGTTAGTGACATCCGTAAATATACAGAATATGCCTGTGCTAAGGGCGGGTTAGCAATGAAACCTTATGCATCAGAAGGGCATATAGAGGTAGATATGGTTCAGGCAGACAGGTTCTTCCCTACGAAGTTTAATTCCAGAGGAGAAGTTACGGCAGCGGTATTCGCTGAGAGCTTAACGGTAGGGAAAAAGGTATATACCAGACTGGAGTATCATCAACACGAAGGCACAATGTATCACATAAACAACAAAGCTTTTGTGAAACAGGATCTTGATAATGTTGAGGTTTTGGGGAAAGAAGTTCCTCTTACTGCTGTACCGGAATGGGCTAATCTGCAGGAAGAAGTTACGCTTAAGAATGTAAAGATGCCACTGTTTGCCTATTTCAAGATTCCTAATGCGAACAATGTGGATGATACATCACCTCTTGGTGTTTCTGTATATTCCAGAGCTATCAATGACATTAAAGAGGCGGACAATCAGTGGACAAGACTCCTTTGGGAGTTTGAGGGTTCGGAGCTTGCGATTGATGCAGACATTACCTTGTTTAAAAAGGATGATAAGGGAAATTATGAGTTTCCAAAGGGCAAGGACAGACTGTTTCGCATGATGGACCTTGATGATAATGCCGAGAAATATAAAGTGTTTGCACCGGCTATTCGTGATGAAAACCTTATTAATGGATTTAATGCGATTCTTCGCAGGATAGAGTTTAATGTAGGGCTTGCTTACGGGACATTAAGTGACCCAAATACCGTTGATAAGACCGCAGAAGAGATCAAAGCAAGTAAGCAGCGTTCCTATAGTACAGTATCCGATATCCAAAAGTCATTACAGACTGCATTAGAACAGTTAGTATATGCTATGGATGTCATGGCTCAACTTTCTGGACTTTCTGGCAGAAAGAAATACGAGATGAGCTTTGACTGGGATGATTCTATCGTAATTGATAAAGAACAGGAACTTGCCAGTATGCAGCAGGATGCGGTTGCCGGCTTTATCCGAAAAGAATTATACGTTGCAGCCAAGTATGGTGTGTCAGAAGAGGAAGCTTTGAAAATGATGCCGCAGCAGGATGAACGTTTTCAGATAGCGGAAGAATAGGTGATGTTTTATGCTAGAGCCAGAATACCTTGAAAAATTTTCAGACCAGCTACTTGCCCTGGTTGATGCCTTAGGCACAGCGATTATAGCAGATATATCAAAACGTCTTGTAAAAACCGGAGAAGTAACGGAAACTTCAAGACGACAAGCAGAAATCTTGCAGGGAGCGGGGCTCCTTTATAAGGATGTTCTAAAGCGTGTTTCTCAAGTTTCTGGATATATGAATACAGAAGTAGAAAGAGTTTTTGAGGAAGCGGGAGTAAGAAATCTTAAGAATGAAGCAGTTATTTATAAAGCTGCAGGTGAAAAAGAGATAAAACTTCATCAGTCAGAAACGATGCAGAAGATTCTTGCAGCAAATCTAAGAAAGACAAAAGAAGAGATTAATAATCTTACTTTAACAACGGCTGTTAAAACGCAAAGTGCTTACATAACCGCTTGCAATAAAGCAATGATGAAAGTACAGACCGGGGCTTTTAGTTATGATAAAGCGATTGCGGATGCAATTAAGGAAGCGGCGGTGCAAGGAACCGAGGTTTTATATCCATCCGGGCATGTAGATAAGTTAGACGTAGCAGTAAGGAGAGCCGTTCTAACCGGGGTAAATCAGTCGGCAGCAGAAATGAATCTTCAATATGTCAAGGAGTCTGGCTGTGATCATGTAGAAACAACCGCCCACTCAGGAGCAAGACCAACTCATGCAGTGTGGCAAGGAAAAGTCTTTTGTGTTTCTGGAAAAGATAGCAGATATCCTCCATTTTATGAAAGTACCGGATATGGAACTGGTGCGGGGCTTTGCGGCTGGAACTGTCGGCACAATTTTCATGCGTTCTTTCCTGGAATATCTGCACCAGCTTATTCACAGGAAATGCTTGACGATTATAGTGCCAGAAAGTACGAGTACAATGGTAAAAAATATACAGAGTATGAGTTGAGTCAGATGCAGCGTTCACAGGAAAGAAAGATAAGAGCAACAAAAAGAAAACTTACAGGATATGATGCTGGAATAAAAAATACAGATAGTAATACATTAAAAGCAGAGCTGACAAATAGGTTTGAAAGTGAGTCGGCAGAGTTAAAAAAGCAGGAGAAATCTCTTAAAAAATTTTGCAGGCAAACCGGAAGAAGATATGAGTCTGCAAGGACACAAGTTCATGCAGTATTGGACTCAGAAGGAAATATCGTTGGATTTAATAAAAGCGTTGCACAGAAAGCGGTATGGGCAAGTAAAAGACATACATCTAAGATGCAGATGGCGAAGCAGCTTGATAAGTTGTCGGATGAGGAAAGATTGGCAGTGCAAAGATATACAGGCTTTGCCGCTCACCGGGTAAACCGGGCACTGTATTCCGGCAAGTCGCAAATGATTGAAAAAGAGCGGGAGTATATGAAGGTACTGGATTCCGCGTTAGATAAGGGAGTTATTGAACGTAAGATAGTCGTTCATCGAGATACGATACCGGAATTTCTAAATGTATTCCCAAAAGGATTTAAATATTCTGAGCATGATATGGAGAGATTGGTAGGAAAAACGTTAACTAATATTGGTTATACGTCAACTTCATTTAGGGATATTCAATATGGGGGAAGAAATGTACATCTTGAAATAGAAGTACCGAAGGGATACAGAGGTTGTTTGTACATAGAAAGTCTAGCAATTAAAAAATATAAAAATCAGCAGGAAGTATTGTTTAAAAGAGGTTTTCGCTGTAAAATAAAAAATATCGAAAAGGAAAATGATAGGTATTACATAAAAGCGGAGGCAATCTTATGAAAGAAAAGGGATATTATTATGACGAAAATGGAAAGTATTGTGAAATCGAATTAGGTCCAAGTTTTGATGATTTTCCAGGCATGTTTACCGTTGCAAGTCCGATACCTCTTTGTGATGCTTGCAAGAAGGCAGACTTTGATAGTAATCGCCGCCAAACCTTATGTAAAGCATATGGGAAAATACCAAAGAAATATTTGTCCGCAAAAGATTATAATTGCCCACATTTTGATAATGAAAATAACGGTTGGTACCAGTTGATTAAAGACAAGGTAGAAGGACAACAGAAGAAAGAATAATAAATTTGAATTTAGCACGCTCGATATATCAGGTGTGTTATTTTTATACTCATTTTTAACATGGGGAGAACTCCTGTCAGGGTATGCTCCTGACCTCCCCAAACGAACCACGAGACGTAGTGAAAGGCTGCGTCTTATTTTAGTGATTCAGAAAGGAGAATTGCAATGAATAACTTAATGATTTTTGAAGGACATGATGTGGAAGTGTTTGAACTGAATGGACGGGTGTTATTTAATTCAAAGCACGTTGGAAAATGTTTAGATCTTTCAGAGAGCGCAGTGAGAAATTATCTTGCTCAAATGAATTAGAGGCAGGCAATTATAGTTAAAAAC